ACACCTGCGGAAAGACGATCAGGAATTAGTCGTGCTGGTTATTCAGATGAGCTGCGTGATGTTAATCCTGAAGTAGCAGAATTTTATATACAAAATAAAACAGTGTTTAGACCGTTGTTTAAATCTGATGTTGAGATGCAACAGTTTATTAAAGAGTTTCAAGAAAACAAAAAAGTATTTGAAGACCTAGCGTCAGCGGGAACCAGACCAGATAAAGAGCTAGTAACAAAAGCTAATGAAGCTATGGCAAAAGAAAAGAAAATGCTAGAAGAATTACAGACAGCCATTAGTGAAAATGCAATGAAACAATTGTATCCAAACGTGCCGTTTAAAAATAGATCAGAGTGGGGCGAAGCATTAGTAAAAAGAGATTTAGCAAAAGCTGCTGATCTTTTATATCAACAAAAGATTCCTGATGCAGCAGAATGGTACGCCGTATCTCCAGCTAAATTTGTAAAGAACAGATACAATCAACAAGGCGGTACATCTACTCCTATTGACCAAAGAACTAAAAACATGAAAGGAATTGGCACCGAAGAATTTTACGGTGGACCAGACAGTGTTGATTCAAAAGGAAAACACTACACATCTGTATTAGAGAAAGCACTGAAACGTGCAGCGAAAGAAAATAACTCAGAATTTAAGATTATTAAAGTAGATGGTATGGGAGATGTTTTTGCTGTAAAGATTACACCAGAAATGTTATTACCACATAAAACTCATAGAAAAAAAGGAGGACTTGTGTATACTCCAGAAATAATTGATATATTTGAGGCAGCATAATGGCAATTGACAGACCTATTGGATTTACCCCTAACCCGCCACCATTTGCGGAAGAAACAGAACAAATGGCACAAAACGTTGTAGACATACAAGTAGCAGAAGCTAACCCTAACATAGAAATGATGGATGATGGTTCAGCATTAATTGGTGATCAACCAGATATGTTAGCTAATACTTTTGACATGAATTTAGCAGAAGTACTAGATGATAATCAACTAGGTGTTATTGCTAATGATTTACGTGAGTCTTTTGAAGAAGATAAATCTTCTAGAAAAGAATGGGAAGAAACATATAAAAAAGGATTAGATCTTTTAGGATTTAAATACCAAGAAAGATCACAACCGTTCCAAGGTGCGAGTTCCGTGACTCATCCAATGTTGTCCGAAGCTATCACACAATTTCAAGCACAAGCATATAAAGAATTATTACCAGCAGGTGGACCAGTTAATACACAAATACTTGGTCAAATAACAACGGCAAAAGAAGAACAGGCACAACGTGTCAAAGACTTTATGAACTATCAGATTACGTACAACATGGAAGAGTACGATCCTGATTTAGATTCCCTTTTGTTTTACTTACCGTTGTCTGGTTCGGCATTTAAAAAAGTTTATTATGATGAGGGTTTACAAAGACCTGTATCTAAATTTGTTCCTAGTGATGATTTGTATGTTCCTTATCAAACCACAGACTTTCCTTCCTGTGAAAGAGTTACACACGTTATTAAAAGATCAGAAAATGAAATAAGAAAATTACAAGTATCTGGTTTATACAGAGATGTAGATTTACAAGTATCAACATCAGAAACAGGGTTACAAGAAAAAGAAGATCGTATATCAGGTGTAAAAAAATCTTATCAAGAAAACTTGTATCAATTATTAGAGATGCATGTTGACTTAAACATAGAGGGTATAGACAGCGAAGATGGAATTAAAGTTCCTTATATTGTTACGATTGATGAAGGCTCGGGAAAAGTATTATCTATTTATAGAAACTATGAAGAAAACGATTCTAACAAAAATAAGACAAGATATTTTGTCCACTATAAGTTTTTACCTGGGTTTAGTTTTTATGGCTTTGGTCTTATCCACATGCTCGGGGGTCTCTCCAGAACTGCCACGGCAGCACTTAGACAACTTCTTGATGCAGGTACATTGTCCAATCTCCCTGCGGGCTTTAAAGCTAGAGGGTTGCGAGTTAAAGACGACGATACTCCCCTCCAACCAGGAGAGTTCAGGGATGTAGATGCGCCTGGTGGAAGTTTGCGTGAAGGACTTATGCCTTTACCTTACAAAGAACCAAGCGGTACATTATTTCAATTATTAGGTTTTTGTGTAGAAGCAGGTACAAGATTTGCAGCAATTGCTGATCAAAAAATTGGCGATAGTGTAGCAGCGAACGCACCTGTTGGAACAACAATGGCGTTAAATGGAACGTGGCGCAAGAGTCATGTCTGCTATTCATAAACGATTACACTATGCACAAAAAATAGAATTTAAATTACTAGCAAAAATATTTGCTGAGTCGTTACCACCTTTCTATCCCTATGAAGTTGGAACAAACGCTACACCGAGTTTAAAAGCAGAAGACTTTAGCCCAGAGATAGATATTATTCCTGTCTCTGATCCAAACATTTTTTCTATGTCTCAACGTGTTACGTTGGCACAAACACAATTACAATTAGCACAAGCTGATCCTGCTTCACACAATATGTATGAAGCTTACAGAAGAATGTATCAAGCACTTGGTGTAAAAGATATTGATGTTATTTTACCAGCACCATCAGAACCACAGCCACTTGATCCGTCTGTAGAAAATGCAAACTCTTTACGTAATGCACCTTTGGTAGCATTTAGAAATCAAAATCAATTAGCTCACATAGATGCACACAGAGCATTTATGTCATCTTATTTAGTTAAAAATAATCCACCTACAATGGCAATTTTACAAGGTCATATTGTAGAACATATAGGATTACAAGCTAGAGAAGAAGTTGAAGAGGAAATGGGTCCAGCAATAGAGCAACAAGCTGCTCAATTTGGTGGTCAATTACCCCCTGAGCTACAAGCTAAACTACAAGAAGAGATTGAACAACAAGTTGCAGAGAAAATTGCACTGATGACAGAAGAAATGGTTGCAGAAGAGCAAGAAATATTATCCGCAGAAGGTCAAGATCCACTTGTTGCACTAAAACAACAAGAAATTAACATAAAAGCAGAGGATTTAGAACGTAAAGCAGCGATGGATGCAGGTCGATTAGGTATAGATCAACAAAAAATACAACAAAACGCAAAGTTAACTCGTGAAAAAATTGATTCTCAAGAAGATATTGCACAATTACGTGCTAATGTTAACTTGAAGAAGGCAAAAGACCCTAAAAAAATAGATGAGCAACGAAATATACGTTTTGAAAACTAATATTGTAACTGCTGAGGAAAGATTAGCTAGTTTTTTTGATATGCTAATGAATATTGTGGAAAAATCTTCACAATCTTCTGAAGATAGGTTACTAATAGGGGGAGCAATGATGAGTATAGCTACTCTTCTTTATCATGATGAGCTTGGTAAGGCAGAGGGTAATACTTTATTTGACAATAACGCTGTAGATTTTATTAAAGTGATAAAACCTACCATACATTAGGAGATAACATGGCATTAAACAATCCAAAACCAAAATTTATAAATGGTTCACTATATCCGAATGCAAAAATGACTGTTTCAAAAGACATGAATCCTTATGCAGGTCCTCATGTAAATAAAACAGGAATTGCAGACGTTTACTCAGCTACAATGGAAGGACCAAAAGTTACACAAAACCTAGGAGCTGGACCAAAAGGACAAAGAAGTAAAGTACAGATTAAAAAAGTACCATTCAAAGGTTTATTTTAATCGTAAAATAAGATAAATTATTTTTCTTAATAAAAAAGGAGGTTCTATGAACTTACTAAAAGATCTATGGGCACACATCAAAGAGTGGTCGGATTGGAAGATGAAAGACTGGATTAAAGCGGCTATTGTTGCAATAGTAGTAATTATTGTAATAGGTCAATTAACTGGTGGGGCTGCGTAATGGCTTTTGGCCTACTTTCAGGTTTGTTAGGAGGCAAAGACGGAGCACTTAAACAAGTTGCTTCCGTAATCGATTCAATTCATACCTCAGAAGAAGAGAAATTAGATAAAAAAATTATAATGCAACGCATTCAACAAAAGCTTGCGGAAAAACAATTAGATGTTAATGCAAAGGAAGCCAGCCATCGCAGCGTATTCGTTGCTGGCTGGCGACCAGCTATAGGATGGTGCGGAGCCCTAGCTTTATTTTTCGCGTTCATCTTATCCCCATGTATTGAATGGTATGCAAAATTTTCAGGTATAGATATTGTACCGCCTGCCATAGAAACTGGGCCATTATTAGCAATTGTCACTTCAATGCTCGGCGTAGCGGGAATGAGAAGTTTTGAGAAGGCGAAAGGATTAACTAAATGAAAAAGAAAATGAAAGATTTAAGTGGAGACGGTAAAATAACAAAAAAAGATGTTTTAATAGGTAGAGGAGTTATTGCTAGAAAAAGTGGTGGCATGGCAAAAGGTTCAAGAGAAGGTTCTGTTATTAAAGCAAGTAAAGGAACTCATGTAACTAAAGATGGGAGAACTGTTAAAAAGGGACTTTACTACAACATGAACAAACGCCGTAAAGCTGGAACGAGTCGACCTGGTAAAGGTACGGTTTCTGCAAAAGCTTTAAAACAATCAGCTAAGACTGCTTTTAAACCTAAAAAGAAAAGCTAATGCCCTTTCGCTCTAAAAAACAAAGAGCGTATCTTTATGCCAATGAACCAAAAATTGCTAAGAGTTGGGCAAAAAAACATGGGAATAAGATTGTCAAAAAGAATATGGGAGGGTATATAGAGGTTACACCAAGAGGTTTTGGTAGAATGTTAAAAGATAAAAGACCAGTAACAAAAATTTATACATGATAGATATGGAAAAACTTCTAGCTTCAGTAAAGAAGCATGAAGGTTATAGAAACAAGGTGTACCTAGATACCCTAAATAAAAGAACGGTGGGCGTCGGCCACCTTTGTGTAGAAGATTTTTGGGAAGACGATAAAGAATACGAAGAAAAGTTTTTAATGACTATATTAGAACATGATTTACAATCCGCTATAAAGAGTGCAGAAGATCTTATTGATAATTGTCCTTCTGGCGGTAAAGCAAACATTAGTGATGATGCAAAAATAATAATTATAGAAATGGTATTTCAGCTTGGAAAGTCAGGCGTATCAAAGTTTCGCAACATGTGGAAGGCTCTTCAACAAGATCCACCTCAATATGACGTTGCGAGTATTGAGATGCTAGACTCCCGTTGGGCAAAACAAACACCCAACAGAGCACAAAGCATGGCTGATCAAATGAAGGCATGCGGTTAGAAAATTTTTTTACATATTACAAAAAAGAATTAATTGCTAGACAAACAGCAGTAGAACAAGCTATATTACAAGGCGTTCCAAGTTGGGACGAATATAAGTATTTAACGGGAAAGTTACATGCTTTAAAACAAGAAGTACAGGAACTCACGGACCTGCTAAGAAAAACGGAGCTAGAAGATGAATAAGCCAGCAAGTAAACTAATTATGCCAAAACATATTTGGGATGGTAAGAAGAAAGAGAAACAAAAGAAAGACATAGAAAAAGTACCTCAACCAACAGGATACCGTCTTGTTTTATTTCCTTTAAAACTAGAAGGTAAAACAGCAGGAGGCGTACTTCTTACAGATACTGCTATTGAACAAGCTTCGATTGCTACTAATATTTGTAAAGTTATTGCTGTAGGTCCTGATGCTTATATGGATAAAGATAAGTTTCCTAATGGTGCGTGGTGCAAAAAAGACGATTGGATTATCATTACAAAATATGCTGGAGCTAGACTTAGCATTGATGGTGGTGAACTTCGCATAATCAACGACGACGAAGTACTGGCAGTTGTCGAAGATCCTCGAGACATTTTGCCAGCTAATTTAATGTAACATGGAGAACTCTATGCAAGAAGTACAAACAAATAAATCAGAAAAATTAGTTCCAATAGATACATCAGGAGAATCAGTAGATATAGAACTTAAAGAAGATAAACTTGATACTGTTAAAGAAGACAACAATGAAAATCCCGTTGTAGAGGTTCAAGAAGATACAACAGAAACCCCTGTTGTAGAAAACAAAGAAGAAGAATTAGAAGAGTATAGTGTAGGTGTTAAAAAACGTATTGATAAGCTTACAAAAAAAATGCGTGAAGCAGAAAGACGAGAACAAGCTGCTATTGATTACGCAAAAAAAATAAAAGAAGAATCAGACAAACTTAAATCTTCAAATATGGTTCAAAATGATTCCATGCTTGTAGAAAGAGAAAAGGCTTTAACTAATCAAAAAGAATTTGCTAAAAGAGCTTTAGAAGCGGCCATAAATGCACAAGATGTTGAAAAACAAGTTGCTGCTAATCAAGAAATATCTCGTTTAACTATTGAAGATGAACGTTTAAAAGTTTCAAAAGCAAAAGCTTTACAAAGAAAAGCTCAAATAGAACAAGAACCAAAAGAAGATATTAATCAAACAATTAATAATCAACCTGCTACTGAACAAGCTCCTCCTGATCCTAAAGCTAACGCTTGGGCATCAAAAAATGAGTGGTTTGGTAACGATAATGCTATGACTTATACAGCTTATGATATACATAATAATTTAATGGAAGAAGGGTTTGACCCAAGGTCCGATGACTATTATACTGAAGTAGATAAACGTATAAGAAAAGAGTTTCCCCATAAGTTCTCAGACGGAGGGGATGTAAACAAGCCAAAGCAAAAAGTTGCTTCGGTTGCACGAAAAACGGCTTCTGGCCGCCGCACTGTGAGACTCACACCTTCACAGGTAGCTATCGCAAAAAAACTTGGTGTGCCGCTCGAAGAGTACGCAAAACACGTGAAGGAGGCGTAATATGACTACAGATAGTAAACAAAAAACCTCACGCAAATTAGAGACCCGTGAACAACAAACTCGTAAAAAAGGTTGGACTCCGCCATCTAATTTAGATGCCCCTGAACCACCAGAAGGTTTTCACCATCGGTGGGTAAGATTTGAGTATAGAGGTACGCAAGATGATAAAAACGTAGTTGCTAGAATCAGATCGGGATATGAACCTGTGAAAGCAGATGAATATCCAGACAGAATAGATTTACCTCATTTAGATGCAGGAAAATTTAAAGGCACTATTGCAGTAGGTGGATTAATGTTAATGAGATGTCCGATTGAAGTTAAAGAATCAAGAGATGAATATTTTGCTAATTTAACTAAAGATCAACAAAAATCAGTTGACAACGACCTTATGAGGGAAGAGCACCCCTCCATGCCAATTTCGCAAGAAAGGCAGTCTCGGGTAGAATTTGGTGGAAACAAAAAATCTTAATGGTTAAGATCTATGTTACACCAACATTGTCTAAAGGAGACAAATTATGGCTAATATAGATGCAGCTTTTGGTGTTCGTCCTTACGAAAGATCAGGCTCAAATTATAATAACCAAGGCGTTAATGCGTATCCTATTAATTTCGACGGCTCAAGCAGNGGAACAACAAGTTTGATTTGGACTGGAACTCCAGTCATCCCTCTAGCTAGCGGATTAATAGATGTACCTGGCGCTGCGGCAGGCGGTACTGTACCTTTGTTAGGTGTCTTCATGGGTTGTAAATACATTGCAACTGATGGAACTCCAACATGGGCACCATACTATCCTGGATATGCGGCAATCAAGCCGTCAACAGAAGCTATAGCTTATGTAGCAGATAACCCTCACGCATTATTCGTTATTAATTCTAACGGAGCAATGCCTGATTCTAATCTGTTTATTAATGCTAACTTCGCAACAGCAATTACTGGAAACAATACAACTGGTTATTCTTTAGGAGAACTAGATGTAGCAACAGTTAATACTACTGCTTCATTAAATATGAAAGTTGTAGGATTTGACGATGAAGGTTCCGTAAGTGCAGGCGCAGTTGATAAAACTGCAGCAGGTCGATTAGCGATCGTAAAACTTAACGTTCATTTTATGGACTCAACATCAGGAATATAGGAGATTAGGATATGGCTATTAATAGAGCACAGCTTGCCAAAGAACTAGAACCTGGTTTGAATGCCCTGTTCGGTTTGGAGTACGCACGCTACGAANACGAAGCAGCTCAAATTTTTGAGCAAGAAACAAGTGACAGAGCTTTTGAAGAAGAAGTTATGTTAGTTGGATTCGGACAAGCAAATGTAAAAGCAGAAGGATCAGCAGTTGGTTTTGATACCGCTTCTGAATCTTTTACTGCTAGATACACTCATGACACAATTGCATTAGCATTTGCGTTAACTGAGGAAGCAGTCGAAGACAACTTGTATGACAGTCTTTCAGCTCGTTACACAAAAGCCCTAGCAAGATCTATGGCTTACACGAAACAAGT